ACCAATATATGTCATTACCATCTTTCCAAAAACAACGTCCTCAGCCAGATGAAAAGCCTTGCCGCTATAAGGATGCACCCACCACTGTATCGGCGCAGGGGTATGTGTTTGAGTGGTGCCCGACTCATCCTCGGTCGATGTATGGTGTAATTCAACAGCATCGCCTTGTAATGGAAATGCACCTTGGCCGATTTCTACAACCTGGGGAGTGTGTGCATCACATAAATCACGAGAGAACAGATAATCGACTGGAGAACCTGAAGCTCTATAAAAGTTGGTCTGCTCACATGAAAGACCACCATCAAGCGGCAAGAGCCAACCCAGACGTTCTCGCAAAAGTTCGTCAAGCCGCTGAAAACCCAGACGTATCTTTTGCGGTATTGGGAATGAGTCCGACAACTGTTCGTCAGATTTGTGTTGAGCATGATATTCGTTGGATTCGTCGTGGCCGTGGCGCTCGTGCTTTTGCTTTAACCGAACAGTCGGTGCGTGAAGCGCTACAGGGACGGACAACGTTGGAAGCTGCTGCAAAGTTGGGTTGTCATCCAATGACTCTTTACAATAAGTTTTCCCATCTTCTAAACAAGCGAACCAAGCCTGGTGCTTTAGACCCTTATATGCAGGAAATATACGATCTACGTTACAAGCAGATAAAGCCCATAGCCGAGATTGCTCATCAATATGGCGTTTCAGAAACTTGTGTTGCTCGCAGTCTCCAGCGGTGGAAGAAACTCCGTGTGCGGTCAAAACAGGATGCCAAATGGGATTTTTCTGACGCCCCACCTCGGTGCCGTCCTGGGCCAAAACCTGGCTTTCGACGCAAGGCGCAAGATAAGGCGTAGTGACATGTTTTATACGCCTAGGCCCAAGTAAGGTTGCGACCATATCGCCCACCTGGATTTGTTCTATCGGCTTAAAAGTGCCATCTGCCATGCGAATAGGAGTACCAACCGCTACGCAAAGATTCTGGCCCTGGTATTTTTCAGCATCAGCGTCATTAGCTAAAGGTCTAAAACGTAGGCGACCACCCGACAGGAAGGTAAACTGCTTTTTCTGGTCCTGCCAATGCGCTTTAAGCGGTAAGTAAATCTGTTTGGCACGCTCAATAAGGTCGTCAGCTTGAGGAAGTTCTTTACGAAAAAAGATAGCATTGAAGTCAGCCCCTAACTGTTCCTGCTTAATTGCAAACTTCCCTAGTACTCCGTCAGTCTTACCACCACCTCGTGCACCACCATAGCCAATAAGCGTAATGGGGCAGTTTACCAGCGCCTCCTGCGGTCCTTTTTGCGGCGCCCATACTACATTTACGTCTAAAGCTTCGCTCATTTGCGTAAGGTTATAGCATTATGCGCATAAATCCTCTCTACGTTACACTTAGGATTTTTACACACAAAGTACTCATCTGATAGCCCAGGAAAGAAGCTAGTATAAGGCATACTTTCCCCATACTTTTCCGTACTTAAATGCTCACATTTAGGACAACGCATTACCTCTGGCTTGTCCTCGTCTTTAAAACTGTGCTCAACCCCCATAATTATTCCTTGTCAGCATACCTTTCTTCTCGCAACTTGTTTAATAAATCTTTCATTTTTTGAGCTAAAAATTGTTCAATTTGCTCTAAGCTAATAGGCATACCATCTGGAGTTTCTGGAGCGTCTGGGCACGCAATTAGGATAGTATTTTTATACTTATATAGTTTGTGGTCTGTTCTACAACACAAAGGGCAAATCATATTTTTTTACTCCTACCTAACCCCCATAATTATCCTTTAAAAGTGGCAACGCTTCAGCTTCGTCTGAGTTCTCTAAGTACATCGATATTGCAGCAACAGCCAACACGAGCCTCGTCATCAGCGAGATGGACGTCTGCGCCATCCTTAGCGTTTTATCACATAAACTACGTTGCCGTACGCTTACTCAACCCCCATGTTCTCTCGTAATCCTCTCTAGTAACCCTATGGTCAATTAACCGAAACGACTTACCACAACGACTTATACCACAAACAACAAAAAGATTATCAGTAACTATACAGCCTGGTAAGCCACAATTTGGGCAACGATAGTACTCAATCTTCTGATTCTTGTGTGAGATACCTTTGGACAAACTCCTCTTTCGACATCGGCTTGGCACTTACCACACTCCTAATCTCACCAGTAATCTCTAGGGTCTGCTGCTCACTCCAGCCAAGTTTAGTCTTTAGCAGGTGAAGTAAGATAGGCGTATTTCCATTCATAGCCTCAGCTATCGCCACCGTAGCTAACCCCTTCTGCATCTGACTCTGGCCCTCTAAAAACTCCTCAGAGTAATACTTGTCTAGCAGGTAAGGTGTAATCCTAGCAGCTAATGCAGTACTGCTCTTAGACAAGCCTAATCGCCCCATATCACGTATCTGCAAAGCTAACTGCTCGTCCCTCTGGTGCTCCCTAGTCTGCGGTACCTCCCGCATTATAGGCGGCAATACTTCAGGTGTTAAAGATTCCTGAACAACTGTATTTTCTTTATCGTCATCACTCATAAATTTAGCACCTCTTGCCGCAATCGGTTAGCCGCTACCTCGCAATACTTTTCCTCAATTTCTATGCCAATAGCTTTCCATTTTAAATCTTTTGCCGCTCTTAAAGTAGAGCCACTACCCGCAAATGGGTCTAAAAGCGTTCCTATTGAATGACATTGCAGCAACGGAGTTATAGCCCTACTTGGCTTTTCAGTTGGATGTTTTAAATCGTTTGGGGCAATTCTAGGAACCCTAATAATATCAACTGGTCGGTATGTAAAACTATGATTTGACCCTGGATAAAACGCACAGCCTTCCCATTGTCGTCCAAACTCATGCTTTAAATCGCCCATACTATGACAACCTTTATCCCAAACTATAAAACTTTTAGGCTTGGGAAGTTGATATAAGTTATCCCACCTACACCAAACAAACATACCTACCTTTGGTTTCAATTCATCAAATAACCAAAGCGGAAACTTGTCGTCGCCTTGTATTCCCCCTAATTGTTCGTGCTTCATTCGCCGATTGCTTTTGTATTCCATCCCATAAGGCGGGTCAGTAAGCACTAAATCCACAGGCTCTAGCAGCGGTAGCACTTCCCTGCAATCGGCATGGTAAAGGGTAACATAATCATCTTGGTAATACGGCTTGGGTAATTGGGGAATTTTTAAAATCGGGCCGGCTTCAGTCTCAGCTTCGTGTTTTAAATCGTCTTCGCTCATACTTTTTATGCCCTATTAAAAGAAATAATCTAATGATTTCAGCTACGCAATTTTTTCATATTGACTTTAAGTTTTGCTTGTCCCCCTAATACCCCTACCCCCCTAGCGAATGGATAAGTGTATTTAATCCAGTACGCAGCAGCGTAAACCTCCCCTAACCCCTCTAAAGGGGGAGCCCCTCACAAAAGCCCTAAACTTGCCCCCAATAGCAGAACAAAGTTTGAGGCTAAAATAGAAAAATTTTTGTGAGTGATGGGATATAGCTGTAACCGGTACCTCTCCCATTTTCAAATTGATTTTGGATTTGGAAATTGTACTTTGCTTCACCAGCTGTAACCCCTTGGAATCATTCTGGAATCCTACCTACCTAGAAATAGAAAACTATTCAGCTAACCACACACCCTAGGCAACTACGCAATATCATTGAGTAACTTGCCAAACTCATCCCACGTCATGCCGCTTGCCTGTTGTAGTGCTGCTACTTCACAGGGGTGATACATGCGCTTGAACCTCTCACGATACCTAAGCTGCTCATCCTGTAACCCTAGCAGTGTAGCCATAGCGTTGCGAGTAAGGCCCAGCTGCTTGCGTACAGCTTGATAAAGATTACCTGCTGCTTGGGGTAAAGTATGGTAGTGCCCAGTCTTAATTCTAGCGGAGCGCTGTCGCCTCATCTTCCTGTCCTGATAGCTATCTGGATAATGGTTACCGCTGATCCACACACTGATCAGAGTAGTTACTGTGCGCAGATCGTGCAATAGGGTAACGCTAACCTATTGATATCTCGTAGCAGAAAATACCCCTAATCTTTTTTTACATAATACCGATACTACTACTGTACACAGTACATCATATAGAGTATGATCAGGCTGTGAGTTGGGAATAATCCCAAGTTAGCGAGGAATATATGAGAACAATTAAAACAGATAAGTTAATCCATCAATTTGAGCATGTATGTTGGGCTTTAGGTTATTGGCAACGTAGAATTGAGCTTTCTGCTAGTTTAGAAAAAACTCAATATTGCATGCAAGGATTGCAGCGTAATGAAAAATTATTGCCAGGTATTTTAGAGGTTATGGCATTGATTAATATGCCTATTGATGAACGCGCAAGCATTAAAAAACGCGAATTCAATCGAGGAGTACAAGCAGCCAACAGCGAACAAGAAAATATAGTTCAAGCAGCCTAGTGTGATTACAAGCCATCCTACGGGGTGGCTGATAATCGCAATAGTGCGAGATACGGAGAATATATGAGCAACAAAATACCGCTTGAATATTATGAGAATTTAGACGCTGTTATCGACTATATAGAAACATGTACTAGTGAGAATCGTGACATCAATGGCGATTCTATGATGCTGTTTCCCAACGTCACAGCACTAGTTGAAACCTATCTAGATGAAGTTACTTATACGCCTGAGCAGTTAAAGGTAGTTGTAGACGCTGCGGTTCAGAATGCGGTTATCGTATCTGCATGTAAGTCTATAGAATAACTAAAGGATATATGGACCCACTAGATCGCATCTTGAGTATAGTATCTCCGCTGGTAGCGGCAATTGTCGGTATAATCTGTTTAGTAACGAGGTAGGATATATGAAAGTGACAACTGGAATGACAGCAAAATACAAAGGACTTGAGTGTAAAATAGTTGATGTCTTGGCTCTAGGTAACAGGGCTACTGTTACCTTAAAACATTGGGATGGCACTCATAGTATGGAGTACGTAGTTAAAAATACTGATTTAGAGGCCGTTAAAGTCAATGATCAATGGGTAACGCCAACAAAGTAAGGATTTTATGACTAAAAATATATTGATTAATCCAACTGCTCATTTGAAACATTTACATCTGAGAGCCCATTTAGAGAAATACCCACCTATTCATAACGATATTGCCAAGGTGATGTTTGAATGGTGCGACAAGTACGGGCTTCAGGGTAAAGAGAAATCTCGATTTATCGACGGTGTTAAACTGGGAGTTGCGTTAGCCAATAAATCTAATTTGATCGAATAGCCCTTACAAGCCTCTAGATTGCGCTATCTATCGTAGCCTAGGGGTATCCCTACCCTGTAGCATTATCTTTCAACCTAAGCCGTTCTAGGGCCGTTTAATCGGCTTTACGCCTAACCATGGCGTTCTTTTCTTCGTTCCATTCCATAATGTAACCATTAAAAGCGCTTTCTTTGTAATTGTTTCTTTGTATTGTTTCTTTGTTATGATTCTTTGTATTGGTTCTTTCGTGCCCCCTCATCTGGTTTAATTCTGCCCCCTCATCTGGTTTAATCGTGCCCCCTCTGGGTGCAGGATTTGCCCCCTTTGTATCCTGATCTGGTTTAATTCTGCCCCCTTTGTCTGTGGTGCTCAAATAGCGCTTTCGGCCCTCGTATTTGACTTGGAGATATCCTTGCTGCACTAGCCGCTTTATCAGGTAGCGTGCCCCTGATTCGCTTATAGGCAGGTCTTGGCTGATCTTGGCGCGACTGACAAAGCAGTGAAGCCCCTGCGCCTCAAACTCTGCGACATAAGCGAGAAACACCATGCCGTCAAAGCCTAGTTCTTTGTGTTGTTTTAATACCTTGAAAAAAGGCGTAGATTTGGTATCTTTGATCATATCGATTCCTCCTTAAACGCCCTATTACTTTGACCGGTATGGGGCGTTTTTTTATTGTTTCAGCCAGTTATACCCGTCTGGCAAAAATCCCTCAAGAAATTTTTCATTATTCCGAAACTATTACTGTACACAGGGCATCTGATGTAGTACGGTTATGAGGTAAGGCAATGATGCCCATTAGGATACGGAATATATGAGAGAACAAGTATTGCAAGCACTAGAAAAGCACATTAACCAACGTAGTGGTATCGACTGGCGCAACTATTACAGCTCATGGTCTGATACTGAGGGTCGCAAGGCGTTCAGCTCAGAGCGTTACGAGATAGCCAAAGACGGCAAAGACGCTAGGAAACTTCTGTTAGCAGTGGCAACTAGGGATATTCCTGTCACCGACCTTCTTAAAGGTTTTACAGGTCGCTTAGTCTATAACGACGGCACAAATGCTTTTGATTATTACACGGGTCAATACTTCCCTACTGAGTATCGGGCCGCAGCTTGTCGTGCTCTTGTGACAGTTTTGTGGGACTACCTAAGAGACCAGGGTTATACAACGCGTGAACAGATACAAAAGTGGGTACGCGCTGAATTAGGTCGTGGTATCTGTAACCGTTGGTTTAACTAGTATGACAATAGAAGAAAAAGTACAGGCATTTTTAGAGCTAAACACAGTCGGAGATAGTCAGCCCGAAGCGGTCTGGTTGTGTTTTGACGATTATAAGGAA